ACAACAGCATTACAAGGCCAATACGGGCATTCGGGCAAACTACAAAAGTTCGACGAAGTTGAACAGGACATAGTGGCCCGTTTGCGTGAACTGTCAGGAATGATTCGGCCAGCCTAAATTTACAGTTTGAACAACCGCGTCATAAATATCATTGACGCTGACAACAAAAGCGTGTACACTACAACAGTGACACGCTTTTTTCATTAGCATCACAGGCAACTTAGAAAACATTTTATAAACTTAGAAAGGCAACTTAAAATGGCATCATTAGCAGAAATCCGAGCACGTCTCGCAGCCTCAGAAGGCAACAACAAAGGTGGCGCATCCACTGGTGGCGATAACGCAATTTATCCACACTGGAACATGGAAGAAGGCGCATCCACTACACTCCGATTCCTCCCAGACGGAAACTCCAAGAACACATTCTTTTGGCAAGAACGAGCAATGATTCGTTTGCCATTCAACGGCATCAAAGGAGAGATGGAATCAAAACAGGTTTACGTACAAGTTCCCTGTATGGAAATGTGGCAAGAAACCTGCCCAGTGCTTACTGAAGTGCGTGGCTGGTTCAAAGACAAGAGTCTTGAAGACATGGGTCGCAAGTACTGGAAAAAACGCAGTTACATTTTCCAAGGCTTTGTTCGCGAAAATCCCATTGGTGACGACAAGACTCCAGAGAATCCCATTCGTCGATTCATCATTGGTCCACAACTGTTCACCATTATCAAAGGTGCGTTAATGGATCCAGAGTTGGAAGAATTGCCAACAGACGCCCTGCGTGGACTGGACTTCCGCATCACAAAAACACAAAAAGGCGGCTTTGCTGACTACAACACCAGCAAGTGGGCACGTAAAGAAAGTGCGCTAACAGAAGCAGAACAGGCAGCAGTGGATGCACACGGCTTGTTTGATCTCAGCACATTCTTGCCCAAGAAGCCAGACGAAGCAGCGATCAAAGTGATCAAAGAAATGTTTGAAGCATCAGTAGATGGTCAAGCGTATGACACAGAGCGTTGGGGTTCTTACTTCCGTCCAGCAGGTGTGTCTGCACCAGCTGGCAGCGCCGATTCTGCACCAGCCAGTGTCAGTGCTCCTAAGGCAGCACCTGCACCTGCGTCAGACTTTGATGAAGACGATTTACCAATGGTTTCCGCACCAGTAGAAGCACCAAAGGCTCCTACTCAGAAAGCCGAAGACATTTTGGCCATGATTCGGGCACGTCAGCAAAAGTAATGTAGTACATGCACAAGGAATGCTCTTCCTTGTGCATTCTCATAATTAAAAACAAATATTTAAAGGAAATATATGGCAAAACCATTTGACATATCAAAGTTCCGCAAGGACATTACTAAAAGCATTCAAGGCTTGAGTATCGGATTCAACGATCCCACTGACTGGATCGGCACAGGCAACTATGCACTAAACTATCTTATCTCTGGAGACTTTAACAAAGGCATTCCCTTAGGCAAGGTAACTGTGTTTGCTGGCGAGTCTGGTGCAGGCAAAAGTTACATCTGTAGTGGCAACATTGTAAAGAACGCACAAGAACAGGGCATCTTTGTTATTTTGGTTGACACAGAAAATGCACTGGACGAATCCTGGTTACACGCATTGGGTGTGGACACAGATCCCGGCAAGTTACTCAAACTCAATATGAGTATGATTGACGATGTGGCCAAAGCAATTTCCACATTCATGATTGATTACAAAGCCTTGCCGGATGAAGAACGCATGAAGGTGTTGTGGGTCATTGATTCACTGGGCATGTTGTTGACACCCACCGACGTTAACCAGTTTGAAGCCGGAGACATGAAAGGTGACATGGGTCGCAAGCCCAAAGCACTTACAGCATTGGTGCGTAACTGTGTGAACATGTTTGGCAGTCACAATGTTGGCCTGGTGGCAACCAACCACACCTACGCCAGTCAAGACATGTTTGATCCCGATGACAAGATCAGCGGTGGACAAGGCTTCATCTATGCATCCAGCATTGTGGTTGCCATGAAGAAAATGAAGCTGAAAGAAGATGAAGATGGCAACAAGGTGAGTGAAGTCAACGGTATCCGTGCCGGTTGCAAAGTGATGAAGACACGCTATGCCAAACCGTTTGAAGGTATGCAGGTCAAGATTCCTTACGCAACTGGCATGAGCCCACACTCGGGTTTAGTTGACTTGGCAGAAAAGAAAGGTATTCTCAAGAAAGAAGGCAACAGTTTGGTGTTTACCACTAGCGATGGCGAAATAATCAAACAGTTCCGTAAAAAATGGGAAGCAAATGAAAACGGCTGTTTGGACAAGCTGATGGCAGACTTTGCCAATCAGAAAGAGGAAAAAACAGTGTCAGATGAAGCAACGTTGGAGGAATAATATGACAGTAGATTTAGCAAGTGAAATTTGGGGCGAACTTAAGAGATACGTCCACGATGTGGATCGCAACGAAGCCGCAGAAGTGTTGGTGTCTGTGCTGGTGGATAACGACTGTGTGCCCGATGACATCCGAGCTGCCTTTAAAGGCGACAGCGATGTCAAGACAGCATTGGCTTCGTACATTCGAGATCTTGACGACGAACCCGAAGAAGAAGAGTACGAAGACGAAGATGATTTAGATTCCGAGTACGAAGACTAAGTGCAATGGTAGCCACCGATGGAAATTTTTACTGTAGTCAAAAATTTTGGTGGCTGTCTGTTGATCTGGCAAAACGGCAGACCTTGAGCTGTTGTTCAGCTGATCCAAAGTCTATTGACATGTCCTGGCTCAATCAACACCCGGGGCAGTTGTTCAACACACCGCATCTTCAGCAGGAAAGAACAATGATGTTGCAGAATCAGCCGGTGGCCAGTTGCAACACAGCATGTTGGCAGCCTGAAAGTCAAGGAAAATCCAGTCGCAGATTGATTTTTAAAAGTGATGTACTAGCTGAAACTGACATACAAGCAAGTCCTAAGGAATTGAATATAATTGTCGGTAATGATTGCAACATGACCTGTGTGTACTGTTGCAAACAATACAGTTCTGCATGGTTACGTGATCTGTCTGAAAACGGAACATACCATAACGTAGACACTGGCAACGATCGATTTGAAATCAACAATGTTGATCGCATTCTGCTACGGGTCAGTCAGAAAGATCTGGAAAAGTCCGATTCAACTCAGCATCTGTTGAGTGAAATACGCAGTGTACTTGTATCGAGTAGCATTACTCAAGTGGTAATAACCGGCGGCGAACCTTTTCTTTATCTTGGATTGGCAGAGTTGGTAAAGTCAATTCCGTCGCATATCAAAGTGATAATACAGTCGGGCCTGGGAGTTGACAGCCGTCGACTAGTGCAAGAACTCAATAAACTACCAGCAACACAGATTGAAGTGACAATCAGTACCGAAACTGTTGGTCAACTTTATGAATTTGTACGATACGGCAATACATGGAAACGATTGACCGAAAATGTTCAAATTCTTAAGGACCTGGCCATATCTTATAGTTTTTACAGTGTTGTAAGTAATCTCACTGTTCACGGCCTTGCTGAATTTGCACAGTATGCAGACGACGCTGTAGTGCGATACAATCCCTGTAACGATCCGGACTTTTTATCAATCAGTGTGTTGGATCCCGTCAGCAAAGATCAAATTCTACAGTCTGTAGACCAGTTTCCATCGGGTCTAAAGTCTATAATTGTTAAATCAATTGCTGCCGAACCAACTGAACCGCAACGCCGTAATTTAAATGAGTATGTGAATGAATTTTCTAAACGTAGAAATATATTGCCGTCGGCTGTATTGCCCCGGTCCTTCGTTGACTGGATGGCCCAATGACTGTGTGCGGAACGTAACATATGTGGTATAATCGAATCACTGCTGACCTTGGAGAAATTCCAGATTTCATTGCACACTACGAAAACGAACTGGTATCTGCAAGGCGCGACTGTGCCATTGGCGGCATGGTTGAACGAAATATCACAGCACTGCCGGGCATAACCGAGCACCGTTTTAACCAACTGCAAGAAATTGAAGCAGTGTTAAACTACTTAAATATTCAACTGCGCAAGATACGCCGCAGGCATTTTCAAAAGTATCTAGAAGGATATGCTCGGGCACTGACCAGCCGAGACGCTGAAAAGTATGTGGACGGTGAAGATGAAGTGATTGATTTTGAAACTATCATCAACGAAGTTGCGCTATTACGCAATCGTTTTTTAGGTATCATGAAAGCAATGGAAAGTAAAAACTTCATGTTGGGACATGTGGTAAGACTGAGAGCAGCCGGTATGGAAGATATACAATTATGACATTTAGAAATCACGACGAAAGTCATGCACACAGTTTGCAAACACTCAACACACTGTTTGAGTATGACGATTTTATGGAAAGCATTGGGACCTTGGTTGACCTTGGTTGCGGAACCGGGTTAGACTTGGAATGGTGGGCAACAAGAACAACCAGAGGCGATGAAATTGTTCCGTTGAATATCAAGTGTACCGGCGTTGATCAAACACCTGCACCGGCGGTTGTCAGGAAATATTCTAACATTGTGTACAATATATTAGATTTTGAAAACACAGAAAAGATGTCTAAAAAGTCAAAATTTGATGTGCTGTGGTGTCACGACGCTTTTCAATATTGTATTAATCCATTGACAACCTTGGCCAAATGGAATCACATTGCTGAGGATGGCGGCATGTTGATAATGGCAGTACCACAAACCACAAACATGGACATACGTCAGTTGTCGTTTGTGCAACCCAGTGGCTGTTATTATCACCACACAGTGGTCAGTTTGATGCACATGTTGGCTGTCAATGGGTGGGATTGTAAATCAGGTTTTTTTCAGAAAAAACCCAACGACGATTTCATACATGTGATTGCCTACAAAAGTGATCATGCTCCAATGGATCCAAAAACTACCACCTGGTACGAACTGGCAGAAAAGAATCTATTGCCCGAAACGGCAGCGGCCAGTGTGCAACGACACGGCTGTGTCAGACAGCAAGACCTTGTGCTGGCCTGGATTGACAAGAGTCTATCTTGGTTAGGCCAACAGTAATCGTTTGAGTGGCAACCCGGCAGCAATCTCGTCGAGGTACCATTCAGTACATGCTAATTTTTCCAGCCACTCTGTTCGATCTGGTCTAGCAGGAGCATTGATTGCAGATAAATCTGCGTTGCCAACTGCTGTGGCTAGGCTACTGCTGTGTACAAATGCAGGAACACCATTTAATATGGCCTGTGTACCTGGTCCACTGTTGTGATTGATCACTGCCCAGGCAGTGGACAAACACTGTTCATAATTAAAACTGTCGTATGTTCCTTGTATGGGCTTGGGCATTTCAATAACACATCCAGGAATATCACTGATACGCTGTCTTGGATGTGGCCTTACTACAATGGGTCGATCGGTGTATTTTCTAATGGTCATGGCAGTTTCAGTCAGCCAAGACACAGTGGGCGGCTGTCCTGCCCACTGCTCTGAGTCTGACCGTTGCGCGGCAATCACAATGTTGAGGCCAGAGTTGGTCCAGGGTTTTGCTTCTAGTCTGAGTTGTGCGGCTCTGCCTGCGATCAACTCTTGCCCGTAGTAGGCTGTGTTGCCAGTTCCATTAACCCCCAATTTCCATGTGCTGCCACGTCGTAGCATACCTACTTCAACTACAATAACAGGTTTATTTGCTTTACGGAATGATTCCCAGACACCGCGATTGTGCTTCATGCGGCCGTGCCACAGCTGACTCCAAATAACAGCAACGTCGGCGGATGTGTCCATGCTGTTGTGTTCAATATCGAGACTGTCAAGTCCTGCACGAACAGCCGCAAACACCGGCGGGCTGTTGAGCGCACCATACTGATCAAAAATACTTACTCTCATAAATTATCCATTAAATATTTAACCATGATTATACCACTTTTGCAAGGAACTTGTACTCAACAAAAGTTTTTTATATACGCAGCCTGTGACCAAAAATACTTTGATGAATTTGGGCATGAGTTTATACACAGCATACAGCAAAACACCAGTCTAGGAATCCATATGCATGTGTTCAATCCCACAGAGCAACAGATTGAGTTTTGTAACACATCTCCACGTGTATCTATGACATATGAACATGTACCAATAGATTTGTTTCAACCGGCCGCTGACAAATGGAACCGTGCGCCAACCACAGAGCCTTTTAAATCTCAATATGATCGCACATTAAATGCCATGGGCAAAGGCAAAGATGCTGGCATACTTGAACGCATGCAAAAAACATATTTTGCCTGTGCGAGATTTGTTAGACTAGCACAACTATTTCAATCAACACCTGCATTGTGCATTGACATAGATGCTGTGGTTAGAAAATCTATTCCAGATCTAGGAACAGCACATGATTTTTTCATACACAGAATAACAGGAAAGAAAGCAAGATTTTTAGCCGGCGGCCTGTACCTCAATCCAACTGATCCTACACGACAGTTCCTACAAGAGTATGCTGATCAATTAAATTCTTATATCACACAGGACTATGTGTATTGGGGGCTGGATCAAGATCTATTAGATCCTATTGTACCAAAGTATAATTTTGGACAACTTCCAATCAGTTACATCGATTGGGATATGCGTGACAGCAGTTGCATCTGGACTGCCAAAGGCACCAGGAAAGAACTGGCAATGTTTGTCAACGAGAAGCGGAAATATAGTTCTTAATTGCCGACCACAACTGGCCAGTACGAACCTCCTCGTTGCTCCAGTGTATGTTGGCAATTTTATGAATCCACTCTGATCGATCTGGCATAGGTGGATCTAATATCTGTGCTATGTCAGTGAATGCTACATCGGCAGCCCAGCTGTGTGTGGGATCTTCAACATACACAGGAACTCCTTCGATGGCAGACACCACATTGGGAGTTGAGTTGTAGCCAACAGCACACCAACAGTTGACCAAATCATCTCGTATATTGTCCTTGTCAGAAATGCCAACACGTTTGCCGTAACGTTTTTTTATTTTTTCAATCTGTTTAAACCTGGATCCGTCTCCGGGATGCATACGCACAACGATCGGACGTTTGTGGTCGATTGATCGTATTTGATTAATTGTTTGATCTAGCCAAGAGTCTTGATCGTTGCCAAACATATTCCAGCCTTTGGGACGTTGGCACAAGATTAATATGTGCTGACCCCGCGTACCTGTTCTCCAGGGTTTAAGTTCTGCACCGTGCCATTGACTATATGTTGCCCACTTGGTACGGTCTATGTCCTGAAAGAAGTATTGACCGTTGCCAGGATACACACTGTTGAGACTGTAGCGATGCCACTCGTGTTCTTTTCTTGCGTAGTGTAAAATATTACTATCCACAAATACAGGTGGAGTTTTTTGTGCTTTTAAGCTGGTGATAATTTTGTTTCTAAAATTGTCTTCTAGTGTGTACCCTAGTACAAACCCAGCATCTAACTGTTGGTCTGGCAAAGAATTTTCTCTGTATTCGACTACTTCGTCGCCTTGACTTAAGACACCAGCCCGGAAGTTATCCATCAGCATGACCTTGTTGGAAAACTTAGCAGGATTACTAATTGAGTTATAAAATATTCCTACCTTCATTCGTCAACTCCAGTTGATGCAGTGTTGACTAAATCTTTGTAATCGTCATCAATTACTTTGTCGCCTATTATTTTACTCCAATCTTTGCTTTTGGTCATGGACACATTGCCTTCTTCTGGCAATGTGTTTCTTCCCATAAGATAAGTGTGCATGTAAATTGGTGTAATATATTGATTAATTGCGTTATCTGCTGGATACCAATAAGGTCTATAAAATTTAACAAGTCCCTGCGCGGCCTCCGGGGTAAGTGCATAACCACTGGCCCCTGGCATACTGAAATTTTTCCAAGGTACTGCATAAGGAATACCAGTGGGATTTTCTAAATAGGTTTTCCAAGGTTCTGACAAAAAACTTGACTTGCCCAAACTCAATATCAACACACCAGTGAATGGTATTGGGTTCCATCCTCGATAAAACTTGACATCATCTTCAAAAATCATTATGGGCTCGTTGAGTGCCATACACTTTTGCCATAACGCATAATGACTGTAAAAACATCCTACCACACCAGGCCGACTTAATTTGCCCACATGTTCTGGAGCAATTTCTTGTCTTTCTACGATTTGGTGATGATATCGTTTTTTAAAGTCTGCGTATAACCCGGGACGTATTAGTTCTTTAATCTCGTTGTCACCGACAATTCGATTTTTAATGCTGTATGGGTATAGAGTTTTTTTAGCTTTGGCTGCAAGTTTTACAGCAACATCTCCAGGAACGCCTTCAGACAAATGAGCATCGAGCCCGTATGACTTTAATGTTTCTAACATGTAAGCCGAGTGTTGAACACTGTGCTCACGTTCTGGTAAGTAGATTATGAAGGCTTTCATGATGAATAAATAATAGTAGTAGTTTATTTATAGCAAAGGAATACTGGGTGCAAGATACTTTTGAATCGTTAGGCTTAGAGTACAGAGAAAGCCGTAGGCATCCTGGATCATGGCTGTGGCCTAGAGATGATGTTTGGGCATGGAAATGGCTAAACAAAATAGGAC